AAGTCCTTTTGTGTTAATGCAATAATATTTGTTTTCATTTTATTTACCTTCTTTCATTTATAATAAATCTTTTAAAGCCATTTCATAAGTTTCATTATAATTTTTAGTAAAAGCTCTGATTGTACTACGTATATATTTCTTGTTATATTTAATTAATAGAAGTCTTCTAAAGTCTTCTAGCATTTCTAAGGAAGTATGATACCAACTCATAACTTCATTTGTAAATTCTTCAGGACATCCACTAAACAAATAATTATTAATTGCTTTATGAATTAAATTGTAGCCGTCCTGCATGTTATCACTTAAGTAATAATCCCATTCTTCTTCATTTCTTAAAATTTTGAAAAAAACCATTCTATACATGTGTATTTCATTGATTTCATCAAGAATAAACTTTTCAACTTCTTCATAATCCGTAAATTTTTTTTCTTTCATTTCTTTCATTCCTAGAGGGGTATCTCTTACCCCTTCCCTTTCTACAACTATAATTATACTCATATAATGTAATAAGTCAATACATTATGCAAATAAATTTAACAAAAAGTATTGAAAAATAAAATTTTATCACTATAATAAATATTGATAAAAAAGTAAGAATGTAAGAATATTATATTTTATCATGATAATAAATTATCACCATGATAAAATATGGTAGGGTAGGGAGTTTGATGAAATTTCCTAGAATGAAAATATCATTTCCCATTTCATTTTCCCATTTTGAAATTTTATTTCTTAAAATTTGACTTGATTCAAAAAGGGGGTAATGGAATAATTAGAATACAGTATAGAAAGGAAGTAACGATATGTATATAAGATGTGACTGTCAACTGAAGACTACAAGATGTATACAGTATGCATACTATTGGAATGAGTTCCATTTTGATATATTGAAGAAGGATATTGTCAAGAGTGGAAAACATAAGATGTATCAGAGACATCCTATGACATTCGATATAGAGACATCTAAGATACCTTCAGATGATGAAGGACATTATCAAGCCTTCATGTATATATGGCAGGTATGCATAGAAGGTAATGTTGTCTTTGGTCGTAGATGGGAAGAACTGCAGGAGTTTATGGAAAAGGTAGTCAATGCATATAAACTATCTGAAGGTGAAAGAGTAGTTGTCTACGTGCATAACCTGTCATTCGAGTTTCAGTTTATTCAGGATTATTTCAAGTTCGTTGATGTATTCGCAATGGCAAGCAGGAGTATATTAACTGCTAAGACTGCTCATTTAGAGTTCAGATGTTCGTACAAGTTATCTAATATGTCACTTGCTAAATTCATAGAGAACACACCTAATACTCTTCATTACAAGGGTGTAGATGATTTAGACTATTCAACAGTGCGTACACCTGACACACCACTCACAGAAGTAGAACTAGGATACTGTTTTAATGATGTAAAAGGTCTCTATGAGTGTGTCATGGAACTATTAAAGGAAGATAATATAGCAACTATCCCTTTGACTTCAACAGGATACGTAAGAAGAGACTGTAGACATGCTATGAATAAGAATAAGAATAATAGAAAGATGTTCCTTAGAAGCAGGTTATCACTTCTTCAGTATAAGTTATTAAGAGAATGCTTCAGAGGTGGTAACACTGCAGGTGATAGATACCTTACTAATCTCATTCTGAAGAATGTAGGAAGTTATGACCTGTCTTCTTCATATCCATTTCAGATGATAGCGAGGGATTATCCTTTAGGTAAATGGAACTATGGTGTAATACGTAACATAGCAACACTTGAAGAATACAACAAAAAGTACTGCACCATTGCTAGATATACTTTCAAGAACATCAGGCTAAGAGATGTAAAACCTATACCATATATCCCACAGTCTAAATGTCTTGCTCTTGGTGATGATAGAGAGGTATACAATGGGCGTATTCTTCATGCAGATTTTCTCACAATATCAATGACTAATATTGATTTTGATATCGTTAAAGAACAATATGAATATGATGAAATAGCAGTCGAGGAATTCCATTATTCTAGAAAAGGACTACTACCTAAGGAACTAAGAGATACCATCATGTACTATTTTGAAAAGAAATCTAAACTTAAAGGTGATGAGGAACATTATTATGAGTACATGAAGTCTAAGAATAAACTTAACTCTATCTATGGTATGACAGTTACTAATATACTTAATACGGAGATTGAATACCATGACGGAGAGTATACAGAAAAGAAAATGACTGAAGAAGAGATGGAAGAAGCCCTAGACAAGTACTATAAAAACCACAGGTCTTTCCTGAACTATTCATGGGGTGTATTTGTCACTGCATATGCTAGAAGAGAGTTAGAGGATGGCTTGAACATTGCAGGACTTGACACTATCTACTGCGATACAGATTCAGTAAAGTATATCGGTGACCATGACAAGGAGTTTGAAGCCTACAATGAAAGACTGAATCAAGAATGCCTTGAAAAAGGAGTTGTCAATTATGCAGAAGTCAACGGCAAGAGATATTATATGGGTATCTTCGATAAGGAGCATGGCTATGACGAGTTCGTAACATTAGGTGCAAAGAAATATGCATTCCTTCAGAACGGCAAACTAGGAATCACTGTATCTGGTCTAAGCAAGAAGAAAGGTGCTGAAGAACTAGAAAAGAAAGGCGGTTTAAGAAGATTCCAAAGAAACGAGGTGTTCTACAATTCAGGAAGAACTATAGCACAGTACAATTCAGCAAAGGTGCATGATATCACAGTCAATGGTTGTACATTCTCAACTGCTAGTAATCTAGCAATCGTTGATACAACCTACACTTTAGGTATCAGTGATACAATGCTGGATATAATTGAACGATTACAAGGAGATAATGATTATGAGTAAGAAAAATTATGATAAGTATGTAAAACAGCAACAGAAGAGAAGACAGAAGATGAAGGCTAGAAAAGAACGTTTTGAATTGAATGAAAGGATAAAAGAGGAGGAAAGATTAAATCGTATTATTGAACTGAAAAAAAGTGGTGATAAGTTAGGGCTTGCAAAGGAACTTAGAAAGATGAATAAACGTATAAATGAGCGTTTCAGGCAGATTGAAAGAAGAGATGGACATCCTGAAAATACGACTGCATATAGATATGCTATGCAGGAATTAGGGAACGTTAAACCACGATATACAGAAAGTCTAAACAAACTTCTATCACAGGATATAAACACCCTGTTTAAGAGTAGTATGGATATCTCAAGAAAACTAGGTTCTAAGTCTTCTTCTCTAAGAGGTCTTAACCTTATTACAGAGAACAGAGTAAGTGGTGCTATTGAAGGTATCAAAACACAATTAGGTATCGACATTGAAGATAGCAAGGAGTTCAGAAGATTTCTAGAAGAGAATGTTAATGAAATGATTGATAACAATATCGGTTCAGATGTCATATTCGAGATGTTCTCTATGGCAATGCACAAGGAGAAAGGTATTGATACACTAGATAAGATGTGGAAAGAGTATCAGTCAAGGGGTGAACGTATTGATACAATCGAAATGAAAAATTGGTTAAAATAAATATATTTACTTATTGACAAACAACCTAAAATATAGTAATATATAGATACAGAAGGAGAGGTGATATGTATGACAGAGAAGTTTAGACAGGCTACCTATCAGGAGATAGGATATGTACTAGGTATCTCAAGGCAGGCAGTCGGATACAAAATGCAGTCTAGAGGAGAGTTCACTCTATCAGAACTTGCTAAACTGTATAATGAGTATGGTATCTCTATGTGGGAACTTCAGGAAGAGATAGAGATTGCAACAAGAAAGTATAAGAAAAGAAAGGAGCAGGGGTTATGGCAAAACCAAAAATAACATTATATGATATCCTAATAATGTGTGGACAGGACGATTTAGTGGATATAGTATACAATGGTTATAAGGTAGTAGTGTGCAAGCCTGCAGGTGATTTATGTGACCTGTTAGAAGTTTTAGATGATGAAATTTTAAATGCATTAGTATTCAGAATCAATGATGATTACGGAAAAATCGTTATTCACTGTACGGAAGGTTTAAAAGGAAGGATTGAAGATTATGAGAGTAAATGAAGTAATCAGCCGTTGCAGGACTGACCAGTCAGTACAGATATATTATGAAGGTAAATATATTGAAGGTACTGTATTTGAGATTGTTGCTATTGAAGGATACCGATTAAATAGAATTGGTGATATGATTGTCACGAATATTATAACGGATAATAATTATTTAATTTTAAGGACGGTGAAATCATAATGGACTTAGGAACTTATATATGTTTAGGTTTTATTATCATGATGTTAGTAGCATTAATTATTGTTAAAATCACTATGAAATAAGAAAAGGAGAAATAAATATGAATAAGGTAATTTTATGCGGACGTACAACAGGTGAATGGAAAACTCACAAATATGGTGAAGGAAAGACTTTTGTTACAAACACTCTAGCAATTCAGGAAGGTAAGGACAAGACAGAATTTGTAAATGTGACAGTATTTGGAAAGACTGCAGAAGTAGTCTATAAGTATGTAAAGAAAGGTGATATGGTACTTATGGAAGGTTCAATCCATACATCTGTATCAGAGAAAGATGGAAAGAAACAGTACTTCACTACTGTAGTAGTTCTTCGTGCAGAACTCTTACCTAATGCACGTAAGGGAAAGAAAGAATCAGATGAAAGTGAAGTCCAATTCTAAGGATATCTACTTCAATGTTTGGGATAGGATTCATGCCTATCCCAATTTTCTTCTTTATATTTTCGTTGGTGGTAGAGGTACAGGTAAGACTTATGGTTCTTTGAAGGAGTTTGCCATAAGGGCGCACACCAATAGAAATAGATTCATATATCTAAGAAGAAGTGAAGTAGAAGTAGAGAACTGCTGTTCTCCTGTCAGCAATCCTTTCAAGGCTATCAATGCTGACCTAGGAACTAACATACAACTTAAGGTTATTAAGGATATGGCAGTCATAACAGATAATGAAGACGAGGATAATCCTGAAATAATAGGATATGCAGGAGCATTATCCACTTTCGGTAAATTCAGGGGTATGGACTTCAGCGATGTGGAGTACATAGTATTTGACGAGTTCATCAATACTAACCCTATGAGTAAGATGAAGAATGAATTCATGCTGTTAATGAATGCTATTGAAACAGTAAATCGTAACCGAGAGTTCAATTCAGACGGAACTGTCGATAACTCAAAATCAGTAAAGGTTATCATGCTATCTAATGCGAACACTCTTGATGATGATATTCTGCGTACTCTTAACATACCTGAAGTCATAAGACAGATGAAGATGAATGATGAACACGTGTATATAGATGAGGAACGTGGTATCTATTATGAAGATTTGAAGAATAAGAACTTTACCGATATGAAGATGAAGACAAGACTGTATAAACTGACTAAGGGTACTTCATTCTATGATATGTCACTAGAGAACGACTTTACAGAAGATTATTTTGGAGATTTGAAGAAAGTCAACTACAATCAGCTGACACCGATATGTAGTTATAAGCATATGTATTTCTATAAGCATAAGTCTAAGGAAATCATCTTCTGTTGCAGGAGAAAAGCACAGTGCGTATCTTATGACGAGCAGACTTTGAAGTCATTTAAACTAGATTTTTGGCACTATTTAGAATCGTATAGAAGCAGGGGGAATCTTTTCTATCAGGATTACAACCTGAAACTTGACTATATGCATATCATGTAGTATATTATAAGTAGGTGGGTTACATAATCAGGGCTCAGAAGGCTTGTAACAGGGTGATTCCCTCATTGCCACCTTAAATTTACTAGAAAAGGAGAATCAATATGGATAATGACAACGGACAAGTTATCAATGGGCAGTCGGCTGAACCTGAAACGACCCCACAAGGAAACGTGGCTGAAGACAGGGGAGTAGAAGATATCAAAGCTAATCCTGCATATATCGCAATGAAAGAAATGCTTGATAATCAGACTGCAGAACTTGACAAACTACAGAAGCAGGTTAAAGACCTGCAGATAGAGAAAGAAAAGATGGCTTTATCATATGGATTAGAAGACCACAAGCAGGAAGAGTTAGACAATGCTTGGTTAGGTTTCTCTAGATACTCATATGATAAAAATAAATAAGGAGATGAATATTTATGGCTTTAACTGCTAATCAGATTTATAGTATTGTAAATGAAGTTGCAAAACAGGCAATGGGTTCAAGTGCTATTGCAGTTGTTGACAATACAGGACTTGTTGCACTTGGTAATACAGTACTTGGTTCAGACACTACAAAGAATAACTTCATTAATGCATTGACAGATAGAATCGGTAGAACTATCGTTTCATTCCGTGCTTATAATTCACATTTCCCCGACTTTGAACGAGATTCAATCGAATGGGGAAATATTCTTCAGAAAATCAAGATTGCTATGCCTGAAGCTGAAGAAGACCAGAGTTATAATTTAAAAGAAGGAACATCAGTTGATATGTATAAGATTAATAAGGATAATGTTAATCAGTTACTCTTCACTACTGAAACACCATGGCAGACTCATATCACTGTACATCTAGACGCTTTAGAAAAAGCTTTCGTTGATTCAAGTTCAATGGGTGCTTTTATTTCGTCAAAGTTCGGTGAAGTGCAGAACAGAATTGAACTTGCTATGGAAAACCTTTCTATTAACTGCGTTAATAACTTAATGGCTGAAATTATTAAAGGAAAGGAATCTTCACCTACTAGAGTAATTAATCTAGTGACAGAATATAAGGATAAGACAGGTGTTGACCATACAACTGAACCTTTAAAAGCTCTAGATGATGAAGAATTCCTTAAGTACGTTGTAAGAAGAATAAATTCTTTGTCTACAACTATGGAATATATGACAACAGGACTGTTCAATACTCCACAAGGTGATGATGGCGCATATACACGTCATACACCTAAATCTGAACAGAGAATGATGTTATTTATTGATATGGTTAATGCATTAAAGACTAATATCAATTCTAAGGCTTTCAATATGGAGCAGGTCGCTATCGACATTCCATTCAAGACAGTACCATTTTGGCAGTCACTACAGACTCCTGCAGGAATAAACATTACTCCTGCTTCAGGTGGAAAAGCTGTCGTGCAGTCTGAAGTCATGGGTATCCTATATGATAGAGAAGCAATGGGAACTTTCAAAAAGAAGTATACTTCTTTGACTACACCAATTAATGCAGCAGGCAAATATTATAATGTGTTCTATCATATGATTACAATGTATTTCAATGACTTAACAGAGAATGCAGTTGTATTCTTACTAGCATAAGAAGGTGATATTATGGAAGTTACGGCTTATAGATTTTTCAATAAACGTAAGAATTCCACTAAGAGACCTGAAGTCGGTGCAACTAGAAATGTCGTTCTATTGGACGACGTTTCTTTGTATTCACCTATATTCGAGAGTGAATATTGGGATTACAATGACAACTACTGCAAGTGGGCTGGAAGATTCTATTATGTGACCGATATTATCACTAAGAGACAGAACCTGTTTGAAGTTCACTGCGAGATTGACCCTTTAGCGACTTGGAAAGATGATATCATGAATACTACTGCTTTTGTTACTGTCAGTACGAGTGACTTTGATATCGGTATTCCTGACTATAGGTTAAGCAGTGACCCTATAACACTTACCAAAAGTACAGGGGTAGAAGTATTCCCTAACTTGGCAGAAAGTTTTGTTATCTCATATGTAGGTACTAAATCAGCACCGACAACAGGTATCACCTATTCACAGTTGGAAGGACTGCAGGGACAGATGATGTCTAACAAGTGTGTCAAGACTATTGTTGGTTGGGCTAAGAATATCATTTCAGAAGACCCTCAAGGTACAGACACAGGAAATCTAGTTGCAAGCCTATTAGGTAATACATCTAACTCTATAACTAGATGTATATTTACTCCTAAATTCCATTCTATCGGTTCGACAGGTGATATCGTTCTTGCAGGTGGCTATAACACTAATATTGCAGGGGAGAAACCTTCTCATGCTTATTCGGAAAACTACTCAATCAAGATTCCATGGTCATTCCCAACAGGTGACTTTAGAAACAGGGCACAGTTCACGGCTATGTGTATCTACCTGCCAGGTTATGGTTTTATTTCATTGAATGCTGACAACTATCAGGGACAGAGTGTAATTCCTGTTCAGGCTACTATTGATTCATACGTTGGCGAGATTACATATATAGTTGACGGCAAGACAAAAGCAACCTGCAGTATCTCTTATCCTGTTCAGGTCGGTACTTCACAGGTAGGTAATATTCCTAATGCAGTCGCAGGTGTTGCACAGGCTATAACAGGTGGTATTGCTGAAAACCCTGTGGCTGTTGGAATGGGTGCTTTCAATGCAGTTAGAAGTTCTATTGGTACAGACGCAGGTTCAATAGGCAGTGCAGGTGGAAGCAGTGCTTTCAGTGCTTATACTAAGATTACTGTAGTTACCATGGCACATAATACTAATGTTGACCCTGCAAGTGTTGCAGGAACTATCGGTCGACCTTTAAATGCAGTTAAGAATATCGGAAGTCTAAGTGGATATGTTCAGACGGCAGATGCAGAAGTACCAACGACTGCTCCTGACGAATATAAGACAGTAATAAATGATAGTTTGAATGGGGGTATGTACATTGAATAATGAAGTAATGCGATATGAAGAACTAGTAAAACATTATAATCAGGTGAAGCCTACAGATGTACAGATGAAAGATTCATTGTCATATTGGCACTATTACAATGCACTTCTTCATCTATGCTATTCTATATTTGAATTCGAGAACCTTCCTGACAATTGGGACAGGGATTATATGCTGAACCAATTATTCATCAGAGGTGGCTTCTGTGTATGTCAGACAGAACTTGGGGTGCTACCATTAATGGCTAGTACATCATACTATAATGTATATAACAAACCGACTAAGTGTTTGATAGCTAATAACGTGCTAGGTAGCTTTGAAAAGACTATCGGTGTGGACTGCGTATATGTCAACCTTGGGTGGGAGTTTGATTCATTTATCAACCTTAATATGGTTATTAATATGTATGCAGGAAAACTTGCGAATGTAGATGGGGCAATGGCAACTAACCTTATCAATTCTAGAGTAGCACTTATCTTTGTTGGTAGTGATAATGCAGAAATTGCTTCAATGAAGAAAGCATATGACCAGTTCACATCAGGTGACCCTGCTATCTTCATGAAGAGTAAGTCAACAATCAACAAGGCTGAATTATTCTTCAACAATGTAAAGAACACTTATATCGTTGATGAACTTCAGGATTCAAAAGATGATATCTACAATGAGTTCCTGACATATATCGGTATAAGAAATGCGAATACCGACAAGAAGGAAAGACTTAATGTAGATGAAGTTAATGTTAATAATCAATCATGTAATTCTCATGTCTATTCTTGGTACTACAATGTCAAGAAAGAGATTGACCATGTGAATAAGATGTTCGGACTTGATATCAAGGTTAGACTTAATCAGCCTAAGCAGGAAACAGGAGGTGTTGACAGTGAACCTAAACAACCTAATGAAACTGTATGATAATGATTTATTCAACGATATTGTATTGCCCGAAGGTATTGACCATGATACAGTTGTTAATACAATCCTAAGTGAAAGTGCTTTGAACACTCCTATGTACCCTGAACATGACCTGTTTAAGATGATGATTCAGAACTTCTTCAGGAAGTACTACAACAACTTTGACAGGTACAACAGGGCTATGAATGAAGAGTACACACCTAATGAGAACTATAGAAAGACGGATGAACGTACAATCAAGGATAATGTCAATAAGCATGAACTACTTGACGGACATCAGGTTAACACTCTAGATGACCATGAAATCAGGGAAGACTTCAAGATGGCTTTTGATGCAAATGATTGGAAAAGGACAGATAGGGTTGATGATAAGGTATATAATAATGATGATTACAAACAGTGGAATAATACCGATACTAAGACTAATCGTGACGGCACTGTCAATACCGTTTCTCATGGGCTGACAGGGGTATATTCTAATCAGAAACTTGTAGAAGAAGAATTGAAACTTCGTTCAAAATATAATGTCTATAAGTATATTAGTGATTTATTTTATGATGAATTTATGATAAAATGTATGTAGAGGTGATAGTATGAGTTATTTATATGATTTTCCCCATACTAGAAAATATGATGATGATTTAGGTTTCTTGATAGAATACTATAAAGAAGTTAAAGAAGCCTATGACGGAACATGGGCTAAAATAAATGAACTAACCAATTATCTAGAGACACACGTACCTGAATTGGTTAGTGATTATCTAGATACTGCACTTAATGAAGGTAGAATTTCTATGAAACTGAAATATCAGGAAGTAACCATTGATGATTCAACACATGGTGCTCTATCTTTTCAATTTACTAATATAGGAGGTAAATGAAATGACAACTTATAAGGACTTTGACAGAATTATTGATAATGACACTCATTATCTTTGTGAAGATACTGGGGGAAGAAAACTTCTTGAAGATTATAAACAGGTTGTGGATAAGAAATTTAAAGACCTTAATAATAGATATGTTATTATCGGTGATTCATATCTTGAAGGGTATAATCCTGACGGATATGCTGAAAGTTTTGGTGTCAAACTACAGAAAATGATGAATGCTTCAGATGAAGATTGGATTATGGCTTACTATGGTGGAACAGGTTTTGTCAGTACTGTTAGTGGGAAGAACTATAAGTCACTTACAGTAGAAGCACATGGAAGAACTACTAAGCCTGAAACAATCACTCATGTTATCTATGCAGGTGGATATAATGATAGCCCATTTACTAGTGAAAATATTCAGACTGCTATCACAGACTGCTATGCTAAAATGCATGAGTTATTCCCTAATGCAGTGATGTATCTAGCGAATATTGGTTCTACATTCACTAATCAAGAGGTATTATGGCACTTGCATGACAACGTGCAACATGGTTTCGATTGTGCAGGGGGAGACAATAAAAAAATCTGTTCTCTAGGCTATATCGGAAATGCACTTCATGAAAGAGGTATGCTTGCTAATGACGGCTTCCACCCTACAGATTGGGGTCAGTGGGTTATTGCATTAGCACTTTCATATAAACTTCGTGGTGGTGAATACGAGCCTATTGGCAGATTCATTGATTTTACTAGTAAAAGCACTACAGAGAGTATATCTAGTTCTACAGTAAAAGGTAAGGAATTCTTTAATAAGGACACTCTAAGTTTAGTATTTCATAGAATAGATTTTAGTATTCAGCCTTCTATACCTACAGAAATCGCTTGGAGTGTAGGGAATACATCAGATTTACATTATGTTAGAAATACCTATCATTATATGGCATCAATGTTGACAACAGGTATTGTTGCTTACAATGGTGGGGCTAATTTCCGACATTGCCCTATAACTCTTGCCGTTGCAGAAGGTGGTGTAATCACTGTTAGATTACACACACTTAAAAAAGATGATAGTAATTACGAAGTTTTGAATAATATTAAATTTATTGCTTTTGATGATGCTACATTAAGAGTACCATTATGCTATATTTAAAGGAGAAATTATTATGCAGGAAGTAGAAACATTAATCACTTCAATTGGCTTTCCGATTACCATGTGCTTATTATTTGCATGGTATATCTACAAAAGAGATGAAAAGGATAGTGCTAAAGACCTTGAACACAAGGAAGAAGTGGACAAGTTATCTGAAGCAATCACTAACAATACAGTTGTTATGGAAAAGCTTTTAAAGCTACTATCATTGAAAGAAGGTATTGACATTGAAAGTAAATGATTTTGTTACTAAAGCATTAGCATATGAACAGAGACCTACTTTATATAAGTTAGGTACTTACATGAACAGAAAAAGTGGTAAATACCTATTATGTGACTGTTCAGGACTTATCAAGGGTATTCTTTGGGGATACCCTGACAATGGCAGTTATGCATCAAATGGTGTAGCAGACAGTAATGCGAACACTATTATTAGCAAGTACTGTACTGGTGTAACCAATGATATGTCTAAACTAAGAAAAGGTATGGTTGTGTGGATGTCAGGACATATCGGTATTTATTGTGGTGACGGAGTTGTGGTAGAATCTTCACCACGTTGGGAAAACGGAATTCAGCGTACATACCCTAAGGGGTGTCCTATCCCTAACAAACATCACTTGAATCAGCGTAAATGGACTAAATGTGGTTATCTCAAATGGGTTGACTACCAAACTACTTCTGACCTTACGCAGGTGGCAAAAGATGTTATCAACGGAAAATACGGAAATGGTAAAGAACGTATTGACAAATTAACTAAAGCAGGGTACAATTATAAAGAGGTACAAAAGATTGTTAATTCGTTGCTACAATAATCCGTTACTGACTAATTCCTATACATATTGACTTTGCTTCCTTTCTGAAATATATGTACCTCATAGCTCCCTTAATGGGGGCTTTTATTTTGGCTTAATGTGTGACCGATTCCATACTAGAAGGGAAAGTAAAAAGTAAAT